GCTTCAAGTCCGTGTCTGGAAAAATTTCCGTGTACACTGGATCGGCAATCAAGTCCCTAACCTTACGACCAAACCTCACGGCAAGTTCTGTATTCATCGTGGCTTGAATAATCTTTAACTTTGGATTACGGCCCAAGAACCACGAGGGCATGAGATAAGATGCCATCTCTGACTTTGAATGTCTGGGTGGCATGTTTACGATAAGTCTTTTTAGTTTACCTTCAGCGATTAGCTCCAGTTTTTCTGCAATAATTTTATGGTGTCGTCCAACGATAAAACCCTCGTATACATGTTGTGCATACGCTAGAAAATTTTTTTGAGCTATATCTCGGGTGTCAAGTTTGTTTTTCTGTTGCTCAAGCAGAAATACTTCTTGTAACACCTCTTTGGGTAAAGCATCTAGATTCATGACCAAACGATAATATATTCAAATGAATTTATCAAGCCTACTATACAACATGTATATAGTAACACCACTGTGTAATTTAGGGGGGTGGGGGGTCTTGCATTAGTAATATTATTTGCCATTCTGCTTTAGTAACCCCAAAAGACGGTCGGACTCGCAGTCGCTCGTTTTATCCGACCGTCTTTTCCAAGCTCCGTGGGGGGTTGCAGCGCACTGGAAGCCACCAGGTGCGTGGTAAAAGGCGAACAGACTCGCAGTGCTCGTTTTATCTGTTCGCCTTTGAGTGCTTGTGTGTGAGACGCACTCAGTGCGTCTCACATCGTCTCTAGGCTACGTTCTTGGACTCTGTTGCCTTGGACTTGAGATCTTCTAAGTGTGACCTCTTGACCATGACGAAATCCCCATCAATGCTAGAGATAAGTCTTGTGATAACCTCTTTGACAACTTCGTTAATCATATCGTCACCAACCTTTGATTGAAGATCGTCAACATCATTTCTGATGTCTTGGATGGTGTAGTTGTCTGCAATGGAATCATCAATTCTTGACTCTACTTGCTCTGCCACCAATTCTTCAATGGCTTGTTGAACATCGCTCATTTAGTTCTCCTTTTCTCTTGAGTTAATGTTAATAATGTTATATAAGATTTTATGGGATATGTCAAATAAAAAATAAACTTTTTGATTAACATGTTAACTAATTATTCATTGACACTCCCGATTCCGTATGCGTCTGCGTGGAGGTCTGCGTGGGTAAAGGTGCAGAGAATCGCAAAGCTATTATAGTCTCTTGTTCTTGCGATTCTCTGCATTGAAACTTTTTTAAAAAAAAGCAAAGATAGGGGTTGACTTATGGGATCAGGTGGGATATATTATATATAAATCAACGGCAACAAGGAGAATGATATGCCACAAAAAATAATAAAAGAAAACTCGCCCTTCGAATTTTTAGGACAACACTTGGAGGTTGCCTATCGTAGAGGCGAGTTACTCGGTTTAAAGAAAGCGATCTTGGAACTGACTAAATTAGAAACTAAAATCGAAACGACACTTCGTGAAATGGAAAGGGGATTAAATGAAAACGATTCACAAAGTAAATAGGAAGGGCAAAAGAGCCGTTCATAAAAAAAGAAAGAAAGGTAAATGGTCTGAACACTTTGTACAGACCACCACTTACTCTCACAAAAGATAGCTTCTCCTTTAGCTAGAGAGCCACGACAGAAATGTCGTGGCTTTTTTTTGATCCCCAAAACATCACTCCGCGACCCCCCCGATCCAGGCAGCAGCAGCTGCAGCAGTCCCTTCGGTGTAAAGTTGCAGAGGTTCGCAAGCGACCACTCCGTTACCTCTGCAAAACAACCCCGATCCAGGCACGCACACGGGTGCTGGAAGCAGCCTCGCCTCCCCGTTAAAAGTCGCAAAGGATCGCAAGCGACCACTTCGTTTCCTTTGCGACTGAACCAACTTTTGTAATTCGCAAATAACCCTCCCACCCAACCCTTTTATTATATCAGAAAAAATGGGATTGTCAAGGATTTTATTTTATTTTTTTTGCTTTATTCGGGTTGACTTATGGGACTAAATGGGATATATTAACCAGGCCTAATAACGAAAGGAAATAAAATGAAACAATATCCAATATGGAATATCATCACGGCTTGTATTTACAAGTCTGCTAAATCTTACGGAGTCAGAAACACGGGAGAGGTAGAGGTAAGAGTAGGGACATCTTCAAGCAACTCACATAAATTTTTACAACACACCACGACCCACCGACTCCTTGACAATGGGGACAGAGAATATCGCTTTTATCTTGATGGCGAATGTATCAAACGAGCCTTGTTGAAGAAGGGAGCAGACGAGCTCCAAACCCTCGAACCAAAGAACCACTAAACGAGAAGCACCACCCGAAGGGTGGTGCTTCTTTTTTCTTGCCTCCATTCACATTTCCTCATGGTGGGGTTGCAAAGGTGCAAGGGATCGCAGAGCGACCATTTCATTTCCCTTGCAAAATCAATGCCACTTTTCGATTCGCACACCCCAAGCAATCTTCCAAACTCCCGAAGGTCAGAAGTGCCTCGGCTTCGGGGGACACCGAGAGGGACGCAAGGTGCTTGGACGCAAGGAACTCGCAGAGTTTACCACCTTCAAACAAATATAGAACCGACCTCGAAGATGCACGAACCAAGAAAAAAGAAACATAATTATTGGCTTTTAGCCTCAAATGTGTTGAAATTTGTGAAGGTTCAACCTTGAAAGTGTTTCCTTTTGTGGGGGATTTTAATTCAATAAACAAAGGATATTTTTCATTGATAATTATTACATCTGGAAACCCACTATTAAATTTATTTTCTATCTTTTGGATAAATGTGCCTTTTGGTAAATTATCTTTTATTGATAAAAAAAAGTGTTTTTCTGTCATTTAGTGCTTGACCTTTATGGGATTCTGTGGGATAACATTTATATAATTTATTATAGCGAAAGGATAATAATATGGAAGCAGTAATGATACCACAAGACCAACAATGGTTTTTAAGTGGGTTGTATGTTCTTGAAACAATAGTAGATGAACAAGAAGAAACAACCGAATATGTTAAGTTTAACTTTAAGGATATTTCTAAAGATGACTGACGTAGTTGAATATGATGTAAAAAAGAGAGCTTCCCAACATTGGGAGGCTTTCGCCAATGGCGAAAAAATGGTGGAAGATATGCCTTTTTTCAAAACCAAAAAAGAAGCAATATCTTTTCTACAAAAATATTATATTAGATACGAAATAGAAAACACTTGGTTATTGAAAGGAGTGCAAAGATAAAATGAAAGCTATTCTAATTAATCCCGAAAAAGAAAATATCTCCGTTGTCGAGCATGACGGAGATATTTCTTGTTTGTATAAACTTTTAAATTGCAAAACTATTGAAGCAGTTTATCCGTTTGCTCCTCAGAAATTAGGATCAAACGATATCATA